ATCAACGAGTGTTCGTTCATTTACTGGTCCCCATCGAAAACCACCCACTATTCCTGCATTTGTTGTTGCAACTGCGGGAACAATTGTTGTCAAATCTCTTTCTGTGACATTTACTCCTGGACTAACTTGAAATCCCATTGTATTTCTCCTTTGTAATTTCTTTCATAAATAATGCATTCTGCCATTATATTATTATTTTATACTGTTGTATTCAAGAGTATTTATACTTTTTCGTATTTTACCAATCTGCTTTTGTCCATACAGTTCCTTCGGAATCAATTTCAAAATCTTGCTCACTTCCATCATCAATGAATCCAAATGGCGTCATTTCTTCTTCCATTTGTTTAATTTTGTCCCCATATAAATCTTCTCGTATATTCATATCCATCATTTCTGTAAAATATGGTTGTGTTGTCATCCATGCAAACATTACCAATCCCATTACCAAATCGTCATTGTGTCCATCGTCTGCTTCAAATGATTGTCTTTTAGCAACAAATGATGTCAATTCGTTGATTGTGTTGAAATCTTCTATAACTAGTTTGTCTTCTTCAATCAACCCCTTGAGTGTGGCACATCCTATTCTTTTGGTTACGGTTGTTGTTCTTATTCCCAACTGGCTTCCACCCTTACCAAACCCCCCATCAAGAACCTGTCCCTTTCTTCCTTTCACAGAAGACTGAAGAATATTATCATATTCCAAATCACTATGAAGAATATCTGCAACCTGTCCACCAATATCATTAATTTCTACTAAAACATATGCATTGTTATATTGTTTCCCAACCGCATTAACTGCATTTGGATACATCATCGGTGCAATTGTATTATTTCTATAAGTGGCAACTAATTTATATGGAGTAGTGGTCATATCAATAACTACAAATGCACTATAGTCCTTTCCCTGTCCTCTTGCTGTATCCACACATATACAGTATGTGTTGTCTTTCTTTGGTTCTTCATAGACACATAATCCCTCATCATTTTTTATCGTTGGAGTTTTATATGCCAAACATTTTAATTTATGTGAGGATATTAGTGTAGCACTAGAACCAATAAAGTCACATTCAAATTCAGTAAGAAATTGCTCTTCGGATGTATTTGCAATTGTTTGCTTTTTCCATTTCTCATCTCTGCCTGGTACTTGACTCCAGTGAACTTCGATTGGTATATATTCATTTCGTCCTTCCTGTGCATCTACCCAGAAACGATAAAACATATTCAATCCCTTTGGTGTAGAAACCATAAGAACCTTTGTTGTTTGACCAGACGAGATAGTTGGATAAACTGAACTAAAGAATTCTTCAGCAATTCCGTGTGGCACATATGCAAATTCATCTAAGAATATCATATTGAACGAACCACCACGAACTGCACTTGATGAAGTTGCCGATGCGAGAATCTTTGAACCATTTTCTAATTCTATAGAACCTTTGTTCCATTCCACGATGCCTTGTTGCATCCATTTTGGAAGATATTCGTATGCAAGTTGTAATCTATGAAGTAATTCCCTTGCTGTTGCAAGTTTGTTTGCAAGAATAGCAACATTTACATCCTGATTGAATAGAACATAGTGCAGAAGGTAAGAAATCATAGTAGTAGATTTACCTGTCTGTCTTGGTAGTTTGGCAATCACAAAACGATTATTGTGAACCTTTTCCACAATGTCCTCTTGAAAGTCCCACATATCAAAAGGAACAAGTCCTTCATCAAGAGAAACAATTTTGATGTATGTTTTGATAAAGTGAACTGGGTCTTTGGAACACTTTAGATATTCCTTTACCTGTTCTTGTGTGAACGGAACAGAAACTCCAGCAGCCTTTAAGTTTTGATTTCCAAGATACTTGTCAGTTACCATTTTCTTCTACTTCTACATCAATAATATCATCACTCTCTATTCTTCTTGAAGCACTCCTTGATTGGTTCACAAGTTCTTGTAGTTCTTTTGTTGAACCAACATAAATTGCATTATTGGTTGTGTTGTTGTGATTATTAACAACATCTTCTTTTTTAATATCTTTCATCTTCTTATGAAGGTCAAGCAAATCTTTATTTGCTTCTGCAACAGTTTTAATCATCTGTGCTGCCACTTCATATGCTCTGGGAGAATCCCCTTCTTGTGCAACTTCTAAAATTCCATCTATTGCTTCATTTCCTTTTGAAATGATAGAATATAAATTACCACGAACAGACCTATAATCTTTATCTGCGTCCTCTAACGGTTTTGCTAATGGTTTATCTTCTGTTTTCTTTACTTCTATTTCTTTTGTTTCTTCTTGAAGTTCTATATCTAATTCATTAGCAATTTTTTCATTCACTGTTTTCTTTTTACTCATATTATATTGTTGCTCCTAATATATCAATGTATGGCGCACCACACGCACCACCCGCATCTCCACTACCAAAAATGTAAACATTTGCATCTGCTGAGTATCCAGTAACCATATCAGATGATGCACCAGAAGGACCAGTTATACCTATATCGACTCTGGATAATGCACCTGTACCACCTGCCATTGTTCCTCCTGTCGCAGTAAAGATATAATCTATACCACCAGAACCACCATAATTGAAAAATACTGCTTTTGTTTTGAGTATAGTTCCAGAAGTTCTTCCTTCTCCATAAACATTTGTCTTTGCTGTAAAGTTTAAAGTCCATGTTATATTTCTTCTCGAATCAAAATCTCCCTCATAATCCTCTTCTGAATTTACTCCAGTAAGAATAATGGGAATATCTTGTTTTTGATTTAATTCGTTTACATTAATCGTTATATTAAATTCTGGAGTAAAATATGGAAGCACTTGCTCTACAAATTGTAATCCGTCATCTGTATTTCTTACCATACAATATACAGAAAAATCTACATTGTATGGAACTTCTGCATAATTATATTTTCTATGCCAGTTATCACCCGAAACACCCATAACTTTTCTTTGCATCGTGTTTCTTTTTCTACCCGAATCGTAATTGATTCCAGTAATTTCAAAACCCATTCTTGGTAGTGTCATTTCAACCTTTGTTCCATCAGAAAGTGAACTGGGTTGATTTATTCTTGCAAGAAATTTTTCTTTTGGTCCATATGATATTGGTAGACGAATATATTCTTTTATTGTTCCATCACTATTATATCTTGCAATACGAACATCATTGAATAACGAACCAAACGCTATTACTAATTTTCGTAAAGAATTATGATAAAAATGATTTCCAAACATTATGAATAATTACCTTCCGAGAATGGGTCTATATCGGTAAAGTCAAAGATACCATCTTTATCTATTTCAAATTCAATTGCTTCATTATCACCCGCCGCATCTGCTGTTGCTTCTTGTGGTACAATTATATTTGTAGTAGTGGTATCCGATAATGAATATTCGGCTTCACTTGTTTCACCCTTTATGGTTGCAATTCCTCCAGTATTTAATGTTCCTTTTACACTTGTAATATGCAATAATTTATTAGTTGAGTCCCAATCAACAACCTTTGCAGTAGTAGTAGCGTCTGCAAATGTACCACTGAATACATCTGCAACTTGATATACATTTTCACCCTCATGAAAATCGATTTTGTCTAATGCACTTATCCTTGGACCAAGTGTGAGTTTGACCGAGAATTCTTTTCTATTATCTTCCAGTGAATCGATATCACTAAAACCAGTATCGATTTCTTCTTGACTGTATGTAAAGAGTTCACAAGATAATTTATATGTGTAGAGTTTTCCTAATTGATAAAATGGATTTTCGTGTTCAACAAACTTAATCTCAAAAATACCTCTTGAGAGTGGAAAATAAATCAAATCCCCTTCTCTTGGTTTTGTTGTTGTCGAAGACATCACCGATTCAAATCTTTTCTTTGAAACTACTAATGATACTGTATCTTTTATTTCTAATCCAAATTTAGAATAGAAATCACCTTCTCCTCCAAAACCATCCACACTTTCCAAATACATTTCTATATAATTACCTGCTGTAAATTTAGATAATGTATCTTCTCCAAAGATAGTATCTTCATTCACCAGTGTTCTGGGAATGTATACCATATCTAAACCATGAATCTTTATAGATTCAATTGTTAAATCTTCTACGACATTTCTCTCTGAGTTTTGTCTGGTAAAATAAGAATTAGTTGCCATTATTAGTCCTAACTATCCTGTCATGAAGTGTGGTGGAAGTTCGTATCTTAATTGAACTTCTTCTTCTATCTTTTCAATTTCTGCTTGTGCTTGTTCAAATATTTGTGTACCATTAAAAGAAACTCCACCTGGAAGTTGGATGTTCTCAAACTTTGACAGGTTTGCTCCCCATTGTCTTTTTATTTGTGCTGTAATATATTGTTTTAGTAAACGGTCTTTATAAATTTCCGTATATGTTTCTGGGTCTAATACCGTATATGCTTCTACCATTAGATAATCACCGGCATTAATATCTTCTGACCAATCCATATCTACATAAAGTTTATTTGTAACTCTACTAAATCTGATTTGTTTTTCTGGGTCTAGATGTTGCTGAATCAGAGAAAGATGACTTTTAATCTGGCTATAATATGCAAGATTGCTCAAACCACTTCTTAAACCATAAAAATCATTCAATGCCATTTGATATCTAACATCAAACATATTAACCGAACCACCCTCTGAAAATTGAAATAATCTGGTCACACTAATAACCGAGGAATCAACAGAATCCATATCGATATATCCGTTAGTAATATCATCGGATGTTACTTCGTGTTTATAAAACATCTTTTCCACACCATCAAAGTGATATTCCGCAAAAAATTGTAATGCATCGTCTACTCTGTCTTCTACTTGAGAATCATCCACATTAATTTCTATAACTGGATACCCCAATCTCCGCATTGAGTAATCTTTTAATTGTTGTCTTGTAGCAGGCTGTGCCATATATTTCTCCTAATTACTATTCCTATTATATTTAGGAGATATTTGTTTCCTAGAATAACTATTTCTTGGCATTTTTTATTCTATTCACATACTCTCTTCGTTCTTCTTCCTTGATTCTTTCGTGTTGCTCCAGATATAACAACTCCGATAATCTAC